TCAATAGATAATTATGGCTCCGACTTTTTACGATTCAACTTCGGCGCATCCGATGAAAACTGCAGTACAAAAATATGCAGCAGGTGGACGCGTAGGAGCTAAAGATGGTAGATGGATCCAAAAGGCTACCAAAAATATGCGTAAGGATAAACCTTGTACTGGAAAAAAATTCGGTAGCAAGTCTTGTCCTCCAGGATCCAAAAGATATAACCTAGCCAAAACTTTTAAAAAAATGGCTAAGAAAAGAGGATAATTATGGCAAATACTAGAAGAATGAATAGACTTGAAGAACTTGGCAGAGTTGATGCTGAAAGAGCACACACAGGAAAAGGCGCAAGAAATCTTGCAGCTGAAAAAAGAAGAATTGTGGGTGAGCTTAAACGTAAAGGCGGCGGAATTGCTAAAAGAGGCAAAGGAATGGCTTACGGACACGGCGGCCACGTTAAGTCTATGGGTAAAGCTACAAGAGGCGGCGGAATAGCCAAAAGATAATGAAACAACTTCTTAGGGAAGGTATTCGGAGATTGTTTATAGCAAACCGAGGACCTGGTAATAGAGATTTAGGTATTATCTTAAGAGATGCTAAAGCAGGTAGTGATGAAGCATTCCAAATACTTCAGCAAAAACTTGCTGATATAGGTGTTACCCTTAAAAATAAAAAAGATTTAGCGGTAGAAGAAGTAAAAGAATTAACGGCAGGTATAGACGAAGGTATTGACTATATCACGCGAATGATGACAGGTGGTGGAATGGATGCACCTTTAAAAAAAGGTGGAATAGTAGGATTTAAAAAAGGCGGTGTAGTAAGAGGATTGGACGATGGTGCACATAAAAACGTCCGATTAATATAAATGGATGAACTCGTTTTAATTAATAAGGTACAGAAGAGACTTAAAGAAAATCTTCAGACTATTGGCGACTCTATGATTAGTGGTACAGGGGTTGACAATCACGAAAAATACAAGTATTTACTAGGACAGGCTCACGCCATACAATTAACGTTACAGGAAATCTCTAACCTGCTTAAACAGAAGGAGCAAAATGAAACAGGCGGAAACATCGTCGACATTAAAAACCGAGGTACCAAAACATAAACACGCCCTCGCAGAAAAATATAAAGAAGAAGCATCACAAGAAAAAGAACCTTTAAATCCCGATAATATTGGAACTGAAACGGTTGAAGAATTACCCAACCCATCTGGTTGGAGACTTTTAGTTTTACCATTTACCCCACCTAGTAAAAGTAAAGGTGGATTAATTTATTCTCAAGAAACTTTAGACAAAGCAAGAATTGCAACTACGTGTGGTTACGTTTTAAAAATGGGTCCTTTAGCTTATGTAGATAAAGAAAAATTTAAAGAACCGTGGTGCAAATTAGGAGATTGGGTTATCTTTGCCAGATATGCTGGTTCAAGATTACCAATAGAAGGTGGAGAAGTGCGAATACTAAACGATGATGAAGTGTTAGGGACAATTAAGAATCCTGAATCAGTTCTACATCACATAACATAGAATAGGAGAAAACTATGCAAGCTGAAGAAGCAAAAAAAGAAAATCTGATTGATGTAGGCGAAGAAGAAGGCGCTGAAATTAAATTAGATGAAAAAGGCGAACCAGAAAAAACTGAAGCACCGAAAGAAGAAAAAATCGAAGTGGAACAGGTGGAGTCTACTCCGGAAAAGGTGGAAGCAAAAGAAGAGGTTAAAGAAGAGAAAAAAGAAGAAGAGTTAGAGGAATACAGTAAAGGTGTTCAAAAACGTATTTCTAAATTAACTCGAAAAATGCGAGAAGCAGAGCGTCAACGTGAAGAAGCTGTGGCTTTCGCACAAGCGGCAAAAAAAGATAAAGAAGATTTAGAAAATAGATTTTCTAAATTAGATAAATCTTACGTTTCTGAATTTGAAGGTAGAGTTAAGAATAGTATGGCAGCAGCCAAACAAGCTCTTAAAACTGCTATTGAATCTCAAGACGTTGATGGACAGATTGCAGCCCAAGAACAAATTGCAAATTTGACTATGGACTCAGCAAGACTGAATGCAATGAAAGTTGCAAATGAATCTAAACCTAAGAAAGATGTTAACATTACACCTCAACAACAGAGGCCAAATGTTACTCCAGACCCTCGAGCAGAGGACTGGGCAGCTAAGAATACGTGGTTTGGTAACAATTCTGCAATGACTTATACGGCTTTTGATATACATAAGAAGCTAGTAGAAGAAGAAGGTTTTGATCCAAAATCCGACGAATATTATGCGGAAGTTGATAAAAGAATAAGACTTGAATTCCCGCAGAAATTTGATAAGATGGAATCAAATACTACAGAAAAGGCAAAACCTGCCCAGACTGTAGCATCAGCAAAACGTTCAGCTAATCCAGGACGCAGAAAAACTGTTAAACTCACACCTTCACAGGTAGCAATTGCTAAAAGATTAGGTGTGCCACTTGAAGATTATGCAAAACAATTAAAAATCACGGAAGGAGTATAAGCATATGGAAAATGAAAAAGTAAAAACTTCACGTGCGAGTCAGACTAGAGAGCAAGAAGCTCGAAAAGTCGTTTGGACTCCACCCTCATCACTCGATGCACCCCCTGCGCCAGAAGGTTTTAGGCACAGATGGATAAGAGCAGAGTCAATGGGATTTCAAGACACCAGTAATATGGCTGCTATGCAGCGATCTGGCTGGGACCTCGTAAGAGGAGATGAATATCCTGACTCTAAATATCCAGTCTTAAACGAAGGTAAATACGCAGGAATGATCGGAGTGGGAGGCCTTGTGTTGGCAAGGATACCAGAAGAGATCGCGAAGGCTCGTGAAGATTATTTTAATAAACAGAACGAAGCCAAAGAAGAAGCAATAAACAACGATCTTATGAAGGAACAACACCCTAGTATGCCAATCAATAATGAAAGGCAGACTCGTGTAACCTTCGGTGGTACAAAGAAAAGTTAATTTTTTAACTATTCTCGGGATAACAACCAATTCCCTACTATCGATTTAATATAAACCGTCTATAGGAATATAGACAAAAGGAGTAATAACTATGGCAAATAGTAACACAGCTGGTTTTGGTTTGATCTCAGCGGGTGCAGTTGGTGCAACACCAGCCACTCAAGGTCAAGGCAATTACTACATAGATGCCGCGTATGATCAAGACTTATTCCAAGGTGCTTCTGTTCGAATGAAGAACGGCTACATCGTGGAAGCGTCTAGTACGCGTACATTCGCAACAATAGGTGTGTTCAACGGTATCTTCTACAATGCGGCTACAACTTTGAAGCCGACGTGGGCGAACTGGTACAACCAACCTATTACTCCGGCTAACAGTGAAGATGTTACATGTTTTGTTTTAGACAATCCATTTCAACTTTTCGTTGGTTCAACATCTGCAGCAGTGACTCAGGCAAACGTCGGAAGAACTGTATCTTTTGCAGCAGCTGTCCCAACAGGAAATGAACAATCTGGACAATGTACTAATACAATGGACATTGGTAACATCCATGATACCAACAATCAGTGGAGAATCATAAGAAACGCTGAGGATCCTGAAAATAATGACCAAACGGCAGCTTACTGCTCGATGGTTTTTGCTCAGAACCTTGGACAATACTTATGTAACTCAGCTACTGCTGGTAATGACTGGACGATCTAATAGGAGCATAGACAATGGCAATATCAAGAGCACAGCTAGTTAAAGAACTAGAACCTGGTCTGAATGCACTATTCGGGCTGGAGTACAAACGGTATGACAATGAGTCTGCCGAAGTATACGTTACTGAATCAAGTGACAGAGCTTTCGAAGAGGAAGTAATGTTATCAGGGTTCGCTAACGCTAATGTAAAAGCAGAGGGAGCTGGCGTATCATACGATGAAGCGCAAGAGACTTACACTGCTCGTTACACTATGGAAACGATCGCGCTTGCTTTCGCAATCACTGAAGAAGCTATCGAAGATAACCTCTACGATAGATTAGCTTCTAGATACACAAAAGCATTAGCAAGATCTATGTCAAACGCTAAACAAGTTAAAGCAGCGGCACCTTTAAATAATGGTCTACCTTCGGTAGGTACATTTAAATCTGGTGACGCTAAAGAATTGTTCTCTACAAATCACACTACGATTGCAGGAGCAACTAAAAACACTTTAACTACGCAAGCTGACTTAAACGAAACTTCATTAGAACAAGCATTGATTGATATCGCTGCTATGACTGATGAAAGAGGTTTAAGAATTGCAGCTAAAGGAGTTAAAATGATAATTCCTTCTGCTAATCAGTTCAACGCTGAAAGACTTATGAAATCTCAAGGTAGAACTCAGACTGCTGATAATGACATCAATGCAATCAACAGCATGGGAATGATCCCACAAGGTTACAGAGTTAATAACTTTTTAACTGATGCTGATTCTTGGTACATCATTACGGACGTTCCAAATGGTATGAAAATGTTCTCAAGAACTCCATTGACAACTTCAATGGAAGGAGACTTTGATACTGGTAACGTAAGATACAAAGCTAGAGAAAGATACGCTTTTGGCGCATCTGACTATAGAGGTATCTTCGGCGTTGAAGGTGCGTAATCTAAACTAATTATGTGGCGGGACACAGTTCCGCCACATTTTCTAAATAAGGTGAGAAATATGAGGAAATTCCTAGTAAAAATAAATGCATATCAATATCACGCTACATTTGAAGTTTTAGCGGAAGATAATGTTGAATCTATTGAAAATTCAATAGTTGACAAACTAGGAGATAAGAGTATAAAGTGGGAGTATCTTGGAGAAATGAACGATCCCAAGATAAATAGAATAACCTATGAGGAGGTTATAAATGATGCAAGCACATCTACAGGACCTATACAAACAAAAGAAGGTTCTGGACCTAGAATGGGAGCAGGAGCATCTTAATGAGGGTAAATATACTCTCAATATGGTTAGAATTGACAGAAAAGTCAGAGAAGTAATTAGCCATATAAAAATTGCAGAAGCTAAAAAAGAGCATTTGCAAAATAAGATAGAAAGCTCTCAACCACAAGTTTCCGTAGCTACTTAATAAAAAGCTACATCGTTGGAAAAATCCAATCCACATTACAAGCCCTCTTGCGCTCTACTCAAAACTGTTGTATAAAAAACACACTAAGATTTAATAGTACATAAATTGGTTATCTTTTTCTTAGTAAGATAACTGGCGCGAGGAGGCGCTGATTATATGACAACACACTTTTCAAATGGTGTAACAAACGTACCTGGCAAAATGCTTGGTTCGTCTGTTTTTACAAAAGCAAGACAACCTCTTATTACTGGTAATGATAACGAATTCGCTTTTCAAACTGATTTCGTTAAATACAATGCTGGTGATTGGACTATAACTGAAACAGCTGCAGCTTCTACACAAGCTGCTAATTACGCTAACGGTTGGTTAGTATTAGGAGACGATGGTTCTCCAACTGCTAACGATGTTAACATGGTTGAAGGAGCTAATGTATTTAACTATCAATCAACAAAAGGCCTAGCATTTGAAACATCTTTCGCAAGTATAGATGTATCAGAAGCAAACATTTTTGCTGGTTTAGCTAATGATGGGGCTACGGACCCAGCATCTGTTCCAAACGATTGTATAGGTTTTCATCATGCAGAAGATACAACTACTATTCAGTTTGTAATTTCTAAAGATGGAGCTGCTACGTCAACTAACGTCCTTTCTGCACCAGGTGGTTCGGCAATAACTTTTGCTGATTCAACTGTTGCAACTCAATCTGCAACTGTAGGTCAAATTCCATCTAACTCTGTTAGATTAGGATTTAGATTTATTCCTGCAGGTCAAGAAGGTGTTACAACTGGAACTTTTAGAGTTTACTACAACGGAAATCCTGTTTTAGATCAAACTACTTTAACAAATGTTCCTGATGACATCGGTTTAGGCGTACAACTTGGTACAAACACTAAAGGCACTACAACTACTAATTTAATGGTAGATTACGTAAAAGTGCTAGGTGAAAGAGTATCATAATAAATTTAACTGGGGTCCTTCGGGGCCCTAGTATAATTTAATAGGAGATAAAAATTATGCCAAATGTATCAGGAGTAAAAAGTAAACAAATAGTATTTGGATCTGACACAGATGCAATTTCTGCTGCAGGGACAGCCACTACTTTAGTTTTATTAAATAGTGGTCCTTGGGTTAACGCTCAAACGGTTACTCTAACTTCTTCAGCTGACAACTCAGGAATAACTTTTGTAGTTGTAGGAAAAGATGCTGCTGGAGCTGCTCAAACAAGTGCAGCAACAACTGGACCAGATTCAACTACATTAAGTGTAGCTGGAACTTGGACAGAAGTAACAAGCATCACTGCAAGTGGATCTATCACAACAGATATTTCTGCTGGAATAACATCAGGAGCTACAACAGGAACTATTTTTGCTGGCAGAACTAGAATTAGAAGTATGACTGGAGTTGCTGGTGGCGGAGCAGGACGTGTTTATATTAAAAATAGTTCAGCAACATCAGGTCAAAACAGATTAATTTTAGATGTAGATAGCGGATCAACAATCGACCCATATATTGCCGATGACGGAATTTTATGTGAAGATGGAGCTTATTTCGCTTACGATGGAACTGCAGTAGTAGGATTATCTATACAGTTTGACGGGTAGGAGGTTAGATGGCTAACACGACTTCTGGCTCTTATGTTTTTGACAAGAACCTAAGCATCGATGAAATTATTGAAGATGCGTACGAACGTATCGGTATGCAGGGTGTTTCTGGCTATCAATTAAAAACTGCTAAACGATCTTTAAATATTTTATTTTCTGAATGGGGAAATAGAGGACTTCAATTTTGGGAAGTAAAAAATCAAAATGTAAAACTAGTAGATGGCCAAGCTGTTTATACTTTTTATAGATCCCCGGCTGATGGTCTTTCGGACGGTATTGCAACAACATTATCTGCAGGAATAAATGCAAGTGTTGCTACAATTGGAGTTGCTTCTGTTACAGGTATGCCAACGACAGGTGGTATAATTATTATTGGAACTGAACAAATTACTTATACAGGTATTTCTTCATTAAATTTAACTGGATGTGTGAGAGGTGTTAATGGTAGCACAGCAGCTACTCATAGCACTTCGGATGCTGTATTACAGTTTCCAATTGGTATGACAGATATTCAAGAAGCAGATTACAGAGTAAAATCTACTTCAGTTGACACACCAATGACAAAGATTAGTAGATCACAGTATCAAGGTTTTTCAAATAAAACAGATAAAGGTTTACCTACTCAATATTGGGTTCAAAGATTTATAGATAAAACTACTGTTACAGTTTATCCAACTCCTAATTCTACAGCAGCTTCAAAAGATATGCATATTTATTATGTTAAAAGAATTCAAGATTTAGATGCAACATATACTGATGCATCTGATGTTCCTTATAGATTTGTAGCTTGTATGTGTTCAGGTTTAGCATTTTATTTATCTCAAAAATTTGCACCACAAAGATCACAAGAATTAAAATTATATTATGAAGATGAGTTAGCAAGAGCATTGTCAGAAGATGGTTCTTCTTCAAGCACTTACATAACTCCTAAAACTTATTACCCGAGCACTTAATTATGCCATTTGGAAAAGGAAAATACGCTAAAGCAATATCAGACAGAAGTGGAATGGAATTTCCATATAATGAAATGATTAAGGAATGGAATGGTTCTTTAGTTCATGTTTCTGAGTATGAAGAAAAGCAACCACAATTAGAATTAAGACATAGAGGTGGAGATGCACAAGGTTTAAAAGATGCAAGACCTGCTAGAACTGAAAATGAAGTTTCTAGAATGTTAGGTCCTAATCCTTTTGAAACAATTGCAGCATCATCAGGAATAATAAATGTTTATGAAAAATCTCACGGTAGATCAACAAGTGACACTGTAAGATTTAGAGGTCCAATATATACAACATCTGATTCAGACGCTTATCAAAACCCATCTGATTTTGACGGTATATCTGGATCTAATGTAGCAAAATCTGCTGGCTACTCGATTACAGTTGGGAAGCGAGATTCAGCTGGAGATATTACAAATACAGATGATTACTACCACTTTACTGTTGATACAAACACTGCTACAAGTGGATCAATATCAGGAGGAGGCAATAATTGCTCGGCTGGTCCGGCAACTTTGACAGCTTAATATGGCAGGATTTACTTATTCAACATTAACAACAGCAATACAAAATTATACTGAAGTTGGAACTTCTGTATTATCTAGTACGATTACAGATCAATTTATTGATAATTCAGAACTTAGAATACAAAGAGATATTCCAATAGATGCTGATAGAAGAGATATGGTTGGTAATTTAGTTGCTTCAAAAGACAATTTTTATACTCCAGCAGGAACTTTATTTGTAAGAGGAATTCAAGTTTATACATCAACAACGGCAGCTACAGGAGCAAACAGCTGGTT